GTTGCCCTGCGAACGCGGCGGGATCAAACAGCATATCGAGAACAGCGTTGCGCCATGGCTGGCCTCCCATGCCCCGTGGGTCGTTCGGGGGGGGGCCAGACGATGCTCCGAGGCTGCTATGACCCCTCTGGCGAGACAGGAGAGCAGACAGACATAGATCAGAACCCGGTCGGGACACTGGAAGCGATGCTTCCGGGATTCTGGTCGCCTGGGCCTGTCCCCTGGCCAGCGCGACACCACTCCCTGCTATCAGTGTTCAACAAACATGCGGCTCCAGGCCAACCCGCGTTGCAAATCTGCCCCGTAGGAGGCCGGCCGCTCATCAAGGCGCTGTCGGGCCGGTGGTACTACCAGCAGCGCCGGGACGGTAGCGTGGCCCGCGATCTGCCAAAGAAGCCGAACCACCCGTGGGAGGACTTGGGCGACGGCTTTATATATATGTTAGACCAGTTGCTCCAGGGACAAACGCCGGTGGAGGCGATTAAGGTGGAGTCGGACTTTGATCCGCGGGGCACGGCATCCGCCCCAATGCTCACACTCTAAAGGAGGACACAGAGATGGGTGGCCTTATCAGTAGCATCTTCGGCGGCGGCAGACCCCCGGCTCCGACGATTTTACCGCCCCCGCCTCCGGCACCACAGAAACAGGATCCAGGGGTGCAACGCCGAGCGGGAGAGGCGGCGGCACGGCGACGTCGAGCGCGGGGCTTCCGGTCCACGATCCTGAGTCGGGATTTCGGGGGCGGCGAGAGCCAGGGGCTTCAACAGACGTTGGGAGCGTAGATGCCAGCTAACGGTCCTGCGATCAAAAAACGCTACGAACGCCTGAAAAACGAGCGGTTCCAGTACGACGACCGTTGGGAGCGCATGGCGTCATTCATCGCGCCGTCGCGGGAGGGGATCCGCGTCCAGTTCATCCCCGGCCATAAACAGGGCCGGAACGTCTATGACTCCACGACGATGATGGCAGCGGAGATTTCGGCCCATTTCATCGCCGGCCACGTCATCAATCCAGGGCAACAATGGATGAACCTCCGGATGCGGCAACCCGAGTTTAATCAGGTGGATAGCATCCTGGAATGGCTTGAGGAGGTGCGGGACCGGATGCTGCGGCGGTTCGCGTCCTCCATGTTCTACGCGGAAGCGCCCGAGAGCCTCATTGATTATGTGGGGTTCGGCACCGCGAATATGTTGATCGAGGAACAGCCGCAACCCCCGAATGAAATCCTCACCGGCTTCCGTGGGTTTATGGTCCAGGCCAACAAGATCGGGCGCTACGTCATCGCGGAAGGCCCCGATGGCATGGTGGATACCATGATGCGGGAGCACAAGTTGACGGCGCGGGCCATCCAGGACCAATGGCCGAATCAGACTTTGCCCATGAACGTCAGGGTGTCCTTGGAGAAGAACGAGGTCGATAAGCAGTTTACGATTATTCATGCCATCGAGCCCCGGCCGATCGCGGATCAAACGCGGGCCGGCGCTCTCGGGATGCCCTGGCAGTCCGCCTGGGTCGAGGAGGAGACAAAGCATTTGATTCTGGAGAGCGGCTTTCAGGTCTTTCCGGGTGCGGTCGCCCGCTATCAGAAAACGCCGGGCGAGGTCTACGGTCGTGGGCGGGGCGACCTGGCGTTTGCCGACACCTGGACCCTCAACACGGCGAAACGCATGGGACTTGAGGATTGGGCACTCAAAATCCGGCCCCCGATCCTGACCCGGCACGATTCGGTCATCGGCACGCTGCGATTGACGCCGGCCGGCCCGATGAGCGTCAACACCCACGGGGCTCCGATCCGCGATGTCATCATGCCATTCGAGACAGGATCCCGTCCAGAAGTCTCCCAAATCAAGGAGGAGGAGCTCCGGAAGTCGATCCGGCAAATCTTCTTTGTCGATCAGATCCTTGCCCTCATGGAAGTCCAGAAAACGGAGATGACGGCCTTCGAGTTCGCCAAGAAGATCGAACTCCTGTTCCGGTTGCTCGGCCCCGTGTATGGCCGGCTGGAATGGGAATTTCTCCATCGGATCATTGACATCGCCTTCGAGACAATGCAGGCCGCGGGCGAGTTGCCACCTCCGCCTCCGGAAATCTTCGAGACGGACGGCGAAATCGACGTGGAGTTCCAAAATCCCATTGCGAAGGCACAACGGGCGGGTGACGTCGAGGCGATTACGCTGGCGATCAACGACCTGGCCCCGCTCGCGCAAATCTTTCCCGAGATATGGGACGGCTTCGATCCCGATAAGACCCGTGCCCATGTGTTCGACGTCCGCGGTGTCCCGGCGAAGGTGGCGCGAAATGAGGACGAGATCGAGGCCGTTCGCGTTGCGCGGCAGCAGCAACAGGAGCAGGAACAAGCCCTGCAACAAGCCGCGCAAATCAGCGAGGCAGCCAAAAATCTCGCCCCGATTCTCAAGGTTGGGCAGGGCGACCAAGGCGGGAGGTAGCGTGAGCGAATATGCAACAGTAAAGGAACATCCGACGGGATTCGCGTTGGAATGTTCGGGCGACGTGGGAAAGGACGCGCTTGAGACGGCTTGCGCTTCTGTGCCATGGCACGCATCATTTGGCTATTACTTTGCCTATGATAACGATAAGAACTTCGAGGCGGCAAAAGACATATTGCGAAGGCACGCCGTTGAAATTCGTGAGCAGCAAGAGTGAAGCAACGATTTGTTGATTGGCTCATTCAAAAATGGACGCGAGAACCAGACGACAACATCAAGGAAGCCTACCGCGTCACGTTCTCGACGTTTCATGGCCGTTTGGTGTTGGACCACCTGATCTCGAACTCTTATGCCACCATCTATGAAGGAAAGGATCCGATTGAGGCCGCACATCATAACGGAATACGGGCGTGCGTACATCAGATCCTAGAAAACATTGATCGGGGAGAACATCCCGAGAAATACGAGATCAAAGTAGAAGAAACCGACGTATTGGAGGTGTTCCATGGATGAATTTTGGTATAGCCAGCTTCCCGAGACAGCCACGGTCGATATTGGCGGCCAACAGAGTCCTTTACGCGATCAGCCGTTTGTCAAGGAGTCCACGGACCTGGAAGCCTTCGTGCGGAGGGCGTTGGACAGTCATAGCGAGGTCGGTAGGCGGGTGCCGCTCAAGGCCACGACGCCGGAGGAGCTCGCCAACTGGAAAAACACCAATTTGCCGAAGCTGTACGAGGCCGGGATCCTCGAACGGCCGCCCGGCACCCCAGGTGACTACGCAATCGCCAAACCGGACATCTTGCCGGAAGGCATCGCGTGGAACGATGACCTGGCGACCCGATTTGCGGGGGCGCTCCATAAACACGGTGCCCCGAAGGCGCTGGCGACCGAATTGCTGGAGATTTATGGCGATGCGCTCGGTGGCACGCAAAAAGTGCTTGAAACCAACTATGACACGGCACTCGCCGCGCTCAAAGAGGAACACGGGGAGCATTACGAGTCGCGGAGGGAAGAGGCGAAACGGTTGACCGCCCTTATATTTAAGACACCGGAAGAACTGGCCTTTTTTGAGGAGTTGGGCGTTGGCGACCACCCAGCCTTCTTGTCGGTTATGATGCGCCTCGCGCCACTCGCCGCACAGGACAGCAGCTATCTCAAGGACGCGCTGTTGACAACGGGCGTCTCGCCGGAGGACGTGCGATCGGAGTTGTCGCGGATAATGACGGATAAGACCCATCCGATGCACGCCGGCTGGCATCAACGCGATGCGAAGGTCTTGGCGCATGTCGAGGAAATGTATAAGAAAGCCTATCCGGGCACCGTAGAGATATAGGCATGGCGGAGCAAAGCAGGTCGAAAACGGTCCTTCGGTCTATGCTGCGGGAGGTCCATGAGAACGTTCCCTCGACGGTGACTCGCGCTAATGTGACAGGGAAACGGCGCACGGCCATGCTCACGGCAATCGCGTTTGCCAAGGCCCGCAAGGCCGGGGCACGGTTGCCTAAACGATGACGTTAATACTGCCCAATCCTCGCCGCGTTGATGGTTACATCAAAAATGGGGTCCGCCTAAAATGGACGGACAAGAAGATTAGACGTGTGCTTGGTGTATCGCAAGAGCGAATCGAAAGAGTGACCCCTGACCGCACGGGGTCTGAGCGGGCCAGTAACCGTTAAACTAGATGGCACGCTACGCAGTACCGAGGATCGGGTATAAGCCCGGTCGGGGGATCGGGGGGCTTCGGCCCCCCACACCCTCATGTCTACGGGGGAAGTGATGGCACGACATAAGGACGTTGACGTAGATCACCCCAGCATTGTAAGTTCGATCAAACGGATGGCCGCGGACGGCAAAAAGACCGAGGAGATCATGCGGGTCGTCGGGATGCCGGCCGAGGTCGTCCGGAAACATATGGAAGCCGGAGAATCCGAGAAGCCCAAGAAGAAAGGAGTGCTGGACAAGATCACCGAGAGGGATGAATGAGGACGGCGTTAAAAGAGTGTCGGCATGGCCATCTGTTTGATGTAGGGAATACCATCATCCGAAACGACGGGAGCCGGAATTGTCGGAAGTGCCGACAGGCGTATCGCCGGAAATATCGGCGGTCGGAACAAGGACGGCCGAAGTGGTGGAAATATTATCTCGCATGGAGTCGGAGAACGTGGAACGAGCGCAAGTATGGATTAACCCCCGATGCAATGAAGGCCTTGGGTGAGAAACAGCTTGATCTTTGCGCTATCTGTCTTTGCGGTCTTAATGTGGCAAAGCAGATTCATGTGGACCACGACCATCGCACGGGTCGCGTGCGCGGCTTACTGTGTGGTGATTGTAACCGGGGGTTGGGTGCGTTTCGAGATAACCCGGATGCGCTCAACCGTGCGATCGAGTATATTGCCTTAAATAAATAGTCCGACCGGATACCACCTCCGTTGAGGTGCCCGGTGAGGCGCAGCCTAAAGGCTGTCGTTTAGATCCACGTTAAGGATCTAGGCGGGCCTCGCGCAAGCGAGACACCCCTCCGGGCGGTTGCGGTTCCCGCCAAAGTGACCGCAGCATCGTCAACGTAGCTCAACGGAGGTTTCTTACCATGAGTATCACAGTCGATCAGGCATGGGTGTATCGCTTTCACGATATGCTCAATCTGACCTATCAGCAACAGGGCTCGCTCCTGGAGAACATGATCGCGCCTGAAATGGTCCACCGGGACGTGAGCGCGGCGATCGACTTCCATGAGCGGCTTGGGAACGTCATCGCCAATGACGTTATCAGCCCGTTCGGACAGACGAAAATCCTCAACCCGGCGCACTCCAGGCGCTCGGCTACGCTGCAAAGCTCTGATGCGGCGGTGCTGATCTCGGACGAGAACACCCTCCGGAGCATGGTCAATCCCCAAAACGGCTACACCAACACCATCGTCTTTGCCATGGGGCGGCGGGCCGACAAGCACATCCTTGACGCCTCTATCGGTACGGCCACGACAGCGGCCGTGACAACCGGAACAGGTGTCATCACGTTCGGCACGCAAGCCATGCTGGCTGCCCATCAGATCGGCGGCGCAACGGCGATGGACCTGGCGCGGATCATCAACGCTGCCGAGCTCCTAAGCAAAGCCGGCGTCCCGAACGGGCCGAGTGAGCGCATGTTCTGGTACAGCCCCGGCCAGTTGCGCGACATTCTGGCCATCACTCAGGCGAGCTCGTCCGACTTCACCAGGAACCAGATCCACGATTTCGGCACCATCAACGGCGTGTCATGGGAAGGGTTCCGATGGACCGAGATTGCCGATGTGGTGGATCCCTCACTGACCGTCTTGCAACGGATGCTGGCGCTGACAGGGACCACGCGCTCCTGTGTGGCCGCGCATAAGGCTGCGATCGGGCTCTCGATCGCCCAGGACACCACCACGAAGATCAACGAGCGGCCGGACCTGAACAACAGTATCCAGGTGCGAGCGGTCAAGAAGATGACGGCCGTGCGTGTGTGGGAAGGCGGCGTCGTGCAGGTGGACGCGCTAGAGAACTAAGGCAGCCTGGAGAACTAAGCCAGCTAACCAGCAATAGCCTTCGGGCTATGAGGAGAGGACATGGGTGCGGTTACAAGGGATTCAGTGCTCTTTGCCAGCAAACACACCAACACGGAACTCCGTGATGCCCGGGACGGGGGGGGGCGTCTGGTTCCTATTCCCTTCGAGCATACGGTGGTGGCGGGTGAGGTGTCTACCGACATCGTGAACCTGGCCGTGTTGCCTGCCAACTGTGAAGTGATTTCGATGGAGTTTCAGACTGATGGCGTGGGCGGGACAGGCACGACCATCATAATCGGTGACTCGGCCGACACCAACCGTTTCATGCTCGCGCTCGACGTCGATACGGAACTGACGGTCGTTCCGCTCATGCCGTTCACGGGGTGGCGGTTTCGACCGACGGCGGATACCACCATCATTTCGACGTGGGGCGTAGACGATCCGGTCGCAGGGAATATCATTCGAGGGTATTTCCTGATCGTGCCAGGCGCGTAGTAAACCTAAGCTGTGTGGCTGCGGCTCGGAACGCTCGGGCCGCAGCCACCCGGGGATAACTATGGCGGCTTTTGCGACGTTTGCAGCGGCAGAAACGCGGGCCTATGCCCTGGTCCTAGACCACACCTGGAATAACGCCCATGCGGCCCGCCAGGTGGACGGCACGGTTGCTGTCCGCGTCCAGAGGTTGATGAGTGCAACGAATCCGGACAATGGAGATTGGGTCGAGATCACCGACGACGCCACAACCTAAACTGGTCGGTGACTGTAACCAATGCGGCCTCTGCTGTTATGTCTGGGGCTATCCCTGCATCAATCTCGTCGTCACGGGTATCCCAGGAGAGCCAGGTGCTACTCGGTGTGGCGTCTATGCCTTTCGGTATGACGGGATGCCGATTAAGTTAGTGGACAAAAAGGGGCGCATCGTTGGTGAGTCCAAGTGCGCGTTCAAATCGCCTGCTGAAACGGAAACGATCATTCCGCACATTGGCAAAGGGTGCTCGCTGCGTATCGTGTCGAAAGGGGGTCTAAAGTGAAAAAAGTCCTCACGCTAGTCCTAGCAATACCGTTACTACTTGCCGGCGCGGTCCATGCCCAAATGTATATCCGGGCCGGCCAGCTTTCGCAGAGTTGGACATGCTCTCAATCTGGGCTAGTGGCGACACTGACAGAGTGCCAAGCGTTGTCAACCGGCAACCGCCAATATATCACGGATATTGTGGTCCAAACGACGACAGGAACGACGGGCACATACGCTATTCAGTCGGGGACGGGTACAAACTGTGCAACGGCCACGACGGCGTTGTTTCCGTCGAGCGGCACGGGCGACAGATTCAACGCCCCGATCAATACGCAGGCGACAGCGACGATTAGCCTCACAACACCGATTCTACCCACAGTCGGCCACGCGATCTGCGTCATCGGGGTAGCGGTCAACACGATAGATATTCAACTTTTCGGTTTCACAGCGCGATAAGGAGGAGAGATGGCTGAATTATTGCCCGATGCCCAAGTGTTAAGCGTCCTGAGTCAGCTTGACGCTGACTTGAATACAATGCTGGCCCAACGCAGGGGCCTCGCACAGGTCAAAGGCGTTATGCTGGCGTACATTGAGGCCAAAAAGACGCTAGAGGCGCTCGAAACCACGCAGAAAGTCAGAGAGAACGATTTAGCCTCTCTCGATAGCAGGATTCATGAAAAGACCAATGCCCTGACGAAGGTGTACAACGAACGCAAGGAAAAGTATGAAGGACAGCTAAAAGATTTTCTACAGAAAGTTGAGGAGGCAAGAAATCAAAGCGTGAAAGCGGACGCCGACTTGGCCGCAAAGGAGACATTCACAAAAACCCGGTCTGAACAGTTGAATGAGGAGATCAAGGCGAAGTCAAAGGTGCTTGAGACGTTAAATGTCGATTTGGCCACACTCAAGAAAAGGCATGCCATAGGGTAACGGTCTTTAATCCACCGCGAGGAAAAGGTAAACTATGCGGAAAAATATGATGCGGTCAGCTTTGGTCGCGCTGGCAATCTTGTGCCTGCCCTTCGGTGCTGATGCCGTGCCTAACCGCCTCACATGCGAAGGCTACCCGGAACCCCGCGTGTTCCTTGAGGCGCAGGCGTGGTGGACCGAGACGGGCGTTGTTAATCCCCACTTCCGCGAACATATCCATACTGGCACCTGCTTCCCTCTCTACCAGTCTATGACAGGGGATATGACGTTTGATATCCGCGTAATCACGCACAACATAAGTCCGGGGTCGCGTCTCCTGACAACGCGGTTCCACACCCCAAGTGGGTTCTCTATAACCCTACGTTGGGATGCAGACTTACCACCGGGAAACAACACATTTTGGAAGTCCATCACCTTCAACGCAAACGATTTCAATAGCTCCGGCTATAAAGAAATTCGAATGCTTACCGACGTTCGTCACGCTGACGGTGATAGATTCCGCTCCTCGTCTGGCTTGCCGCTTCTGATCGAAAACGGTAAATCTGTGAGCCATGACAGGTCGCAACAGGAACGATTCGTGGCAGGACGTGGATGGTATACGAGCCGTGGCTATCAAGCTCCACGACTGGACGACGTTATTCCTGATGTAGTGTCCGGTACGTGGACCCCCCGCGTTAGAATGGTGAGCGCAAGCGGCGGCACCCCTGATTTCCACCAGGTAGTTGTCGATCCTTTCAACCATTTCGAAGGGTTCGCACTGCTTGTCAAGGAGGGGCCAGGGACATTTACTGGCGATGTATCCATTGATACAACGCTACTTTCGAACGGTCTACATAAACTGATGCTTCGCACGGATGACATAGCAACAGGCGGTTCTGAACCAGGAACACTGAGCGGTGTTATAGTGATACCTTTTACCGTGGATAATGGAGGTGGTTTACCTCCTCCACCACCTCCATCGCCACCGACTGCTGAAGTCTGCAACGACGGTCTCGACAACGACGGCGATGGTGCGGTAGACTGCGCCGATGTGGATTGTGCCGCCGACCCTGCCTGTCTGCTTCCTCCCCCACCCCCACCCCCACAGGGATTCCCAGTAGACCTCCAAGGGGCCACACCCGAGGAAGCTACGGTTATCCTCACCGTTTCCAAACCTTTGGGCGCGACGATAAGTCAAATCGCCATGACGGTCTTTGACCCCGATTTCGCGCATGAAGGGGAGCTATTTATCAACGGGAATGGGCCTATTCTCCTCTTTGGGGATCAAGTTGGAGCGGACAACTCCACCACCAGAACCGTTTTTGCCGTGAATCCCGCATGGTGGAATGATGGCGACAACACACTGAGATTCGTCCATACCTCGACGGCAGGGTATATCATCCGAAATGCTGTCGTCACATTTGACATCTCACCTCCCCCGCCACCACCTCCACCACCCGTTGATTGTCCGGCTTGTCCCGATCCGCCGCCACTGCCTCAATGTGTGGACGGTCTCGACAACGACGGTGACGGGTTGATTGATTTCGCAGATCCCTCCTGTAGAAATGCCGCTGAATGAGAGAGGCGCGATATGCCAGAGCAGCGGTTTGTCCTCATCGAAGTCACACGATTGGCAGACCGCTACTTCCTGCAATATATCAGTGATGGAGGCGCAGAGAGGTTGCGTGAACTTTCCGAGTCTGACCACGACTTGATTATACGCTGGCGGGCTGCGGACCAGATAACACCGAGGGTGTTACGTGGAGAGATCACAGTAGATCAAGTAGTTCTACCGTGGCAACGATCTATCGTTGCTGCCCAGGTCGCTATGAACCCCGGTGCTCGGCAAAATGAGATCCAGCGTGGCCAAGGCATCGAGGCCCGAGAGCATCCGAATCCCCCACACCAATGGAGATTTGCGGGGATTTTTGCAGGTGTCCCGACATATAACACGGCATCAAAGGATTTTGAGCCTCACAATATCAGCGTAGAGCCAACTGTTGTCCTTGTTTGGACCCCCACGATGGACAACGGGGAGGATCTGCTTAGGTCAGAACATGCTGTACAACGAGATGGATTTGGGAAGATTACGCTTGTTCCTGATCCATCTGGGTTTCAGGTCATAGCAGGAGAGCTTATATGGCCATAGTCGTAGAGTCCACTCACGGGTTCAACTCCAACGGAACCACCGCAACCACGCATACGATGACGGGTGTAACGTCAGCCAATAGTAACAGGTGCTTGGCCGGGGGCGTTGCTATAGGATCAAGAAGTACAACACTCACCAGTTTGGTACGTGGTGGGACCGAAACATTCAACATACGAAACGACATAGCAGCCGTTGGCGCTGGTGAGAATGTAAGAACCTATATACTGGATTTCGTAGAGCCAGCAACTTCCGCCGCGGATGTAGTGGCTACTATTAGTTCAAGTAGGCGAGTTGGTATGGCACTCTTTTCAATGAGTGGAGTGAACCAGACCACCCCATCTGGTACACCGAAAGAGGCTTCCACTAGTAATGGCAATGTTACATCAGCATCCCTAGATGTCGATTCCGATAGTGATGATCTTGTCATTGACTGTCTCGGTACATTAGGCGATGCCACCGCGCATGTAATAGGTTCTGGCCAGGGCAATGAGATAGATGCGGAATCCGATTCTGACTTTACTAGTCGTGTTGACTTGTTCGGTTCCACCGAGGCGCATAGTGGTGGTAGTACAACCACCATGAGTTGGACCTGGACTACGGCTACGTCATACGCGCATGAGGGCATGGCAATCAAGGAAGTGGCGGTGGGCGCGGTAAGTATTCCCGTAGCCATGCACGAATATCGTCAACGACATCAATCGTTAGTGTAAAGGATTAGGGGATGCCATATTTGCGGCAATCTACATCACAAACAATCCGCTTCGGGCCGTGTCTCGACAAGACTGACGGTGTGACCGAGGAGACGGCCCTTACCCTTGCTCAAGCTGACATGCGGCTCTCTAAAGACGGCGGGGCGTTTGCACAGAAAAATGCCTCAGGCAATGCGACCCATGATTCGGACGGGTGGTATTCCACGACTCTGAACACCACGGATACGAACACTGTGGGAGAACTGATCCTGAACGTACATCAACCGGCAAATATGCTTCCTGTATGGTTACGATGGTATGTGATTGAGGAGCCCATCTATGATGCGCTCTTTGGCGGTGCTGCTACCGGCTTCGACGCGAACCAGCGTGTAGATGTGGGCGCGTGGCTAGGACAGGCGGTGCCTACTCCTGCCGTGACAGGCGTGCCGCGGGTAGATACACAACATATCAATGGTATTGACAAGGCCGCTGTAGTCCTCGCTGGGTGGCTGAATGAGGGCAAGAATAACGCCGCGGACAGTGGTACGACCACGACACTGGTGGACGCGGCTAACGACGAGGCCGACGATCATTGGAATGGTACGCTTCTTGTCTTTATATCCGGGACTAACGATGGACGAGCTAGGGTAATTACCGATTTTGATGCCGCGACTGATACTATTACTTTTACGCCAGCTTTGCCAGACGCAGTTACTACAGAAAGCTATGTTCTTATCCCCGGCCTTTGTCTATCAGACGTACAGGCCTGGCTCGGAACAGCGCCTGCTACTCCCACCGTGGCGGGCGTGCCGGAAGTTGACGTCACTCACCTGGGAGGAGGCGCGCAATCCGCTACGGATCTCAAAGATTTTGCCGATGCGGGCTACGATCCTGCCGCTAACAAAGTTGAAGGCGTCAAGTTGGTCGATACCACGACGGCGAACACCGACATGCGCGGCACGGATAGCGCGGCACTTGCATCAGTAGCTACCGAGGCGCGTCTTGCAGAGCTCGATCCCGCCAACCTGCCAGCCGATGTCGATGCAATTCTTGTGGATACGGGAACCACGCTCGATACCAAGTTAGATGACATCCAAGGCGCGACATTCAGCAGCGCCACGGATTCGCTGGAGGCGATCCGCGATCGTGGTGACGCCGCCTGGACAACTGGTGGTGGTACGGGCTTGACGCCACTCGCGTCAGGGACAGCACAGGGCGGTACGGCTTCGACCATTCAGCTTGCGGCCGGCGAGACGTTTGCAGATGACGAATTGAATGGCAATGTCGTGAAGATCACCTCGGGAACTGGAGCGGGACAGTCAAGAGTCATTACTGATTATGCTGGTGCGACTGATACGGCCACTATCGCACCGAACTGGACGACAAATCCAGATGCCACATCCGTCTACGAGGTTGTTGAAGGATCGTCAAATGTCGTGCAGGTTGAAGGCCTTGATGCCACCGACCAGATCCGCGACTCGATACTAGATGATGCGACTCGCTTCTCGGGAGCCGACATTGATGCTGCGATCACATCAAGGCTCGCTCCAACGGTTGCCGGTCGGACATTAGACGTGACTCCTGGGGGCGCAGCCGGGATTGATTGGGCCAATGTTGAGAATCCCACCACGGCGCTTGACTTGTCAGGCACCGACATACAGTTGGTCGATACGACCACCATCAATACCGATATGAGAGGCACAGACAGTGCGGCCTTAGCCTCCGTCGTAGGTGCCCTGGCTGATGCGGCGGCAGCAGGCGATCCCACCGCGACAGATACGATCGTGGCCTATGTGAAGCAACTGATTAACACGCTTGAAGGGACTACGGGAATCCCCACTTACCCGGCTGCGGCGGATCCGGCCAACAACGTGAGCATCGCGGAAGCCATCCGTGCCATTCGGGATGACGTGACAGGGATCGCCGGTGCAGCAATGAGAGGCACGGACAACGCTGCATTGGCATCGGTCCTTGGCGCTTTAGCGGACGCGGCGGCTGATGGCGACCCAACTGCCGTAGATACGCTGATGCAATACGTCAAACAGTTGGTCAATATCCTGGTCGGGACCACAGGGATCGTTACTTTCCCGGCTGAAGCTGCCCCTGCAAACAATGTGTCTCTCGCGGAGGTTATGCGGGCGATTCACGCCGATGTTACCGGCTTGGCCGGTGCCGCCATGCGGGGTACGGATAGTGCCGCTCTGGCGTCAGTTGCTACGGAGGCACGCTTGGCCGAGTTGGATGCGGCGAATCTTCCGGCTGACGTTGACTTAATCTTGGCAGACACGAACGAACTACAGACGGACGATGTGCCTGGCCTGATCGCGGCGTTGAATGATCTCTCGGCCGCACAAGTCAATACGGAAGTCGCGGATGTCTTAAAGACGGATACTATTGCCGAATTGAGTCAGGCCGCCCCGACAGCAACGCCTAGCTTTGAAGCGGCCCTTATGCTGCTCTACATGGCACTCAGAAACAAGCTGGACATTACCGCCGGCTTCAAAGAAGTCCACAACGATGCGGGCACCGTGATTACCAAGAAAGTCCTGTCTGATGACGGGACCACATACTCCGAAGCCGAGATGGTCACTGGTCCCTAAAGATGGCGATAGACACGGCAGAAAAGCGGCGGTCCATCTCGGGGATTTGGATTCCGTTGATGCCTGGCGTGACGCCAAACGCGGCCCAGGATCTTCAATGGAGACAAGAATCAGGCTGGTCGTATAGTGGGATACCGCCCACTGGTGCCGTTGTGCAATTACAGAAAGATATAAGGCGGGGGTGGTATCGGACGTTTAGAACATAGGAGCGGATCATGGCTAACGATGTGACGAACAGTCCATTTATTATCGACACGCCAGGCGCAGGGGTCATTTTCGCTCAAGCGATCCGCGTGCGCGGTATTCGATGGGTGGGAGGAACCACAGCCGGCCATCTCGTAAGTGTCACCGATTCAAACGATATTGAAAAATGGGCTTCAGAGGCGGCCGGCGCAAACCATGTAGAGGCAGATGATATTTACGACGAAAAACTGTGGCAGGGCCTCAAGGTTCCTACTCTCCAATCAGGGAAACTCTATATCGAATTGTGGTAATAGACTGGGGTGACATGAGCCGATGTTCGTCACAGTAGGTACATATGTTGGCACTGGTATTGCCTTCAAAATCCAATTAACCTTTAAACCTAAAGTCATTCTAACATGGACTGAGGACGAAGGCTCGCCTGACCATCTAGGTTGGAAAACGACGGATATGTCGGGGGCTTTTGGGATCAACGCTTTTTCCGCGGGTACGGGGCTCGCTGATAATGTCTGCACCATAGAAGATGATGGATTTACTGTAGGTACAGCTATCATTATGAACAGAAATACCGATGTCTATTATTGGATGGCTGTCGGTGGATCTGATGTCTTTGTTACGAGTTATGTCGGTACTGGGCTGGATGATAGGCCGCTTACGGGATTTGGCTTCAAACCCGATTATGTAATGATTAAGAGAGATGGAGGACTTCCAGTAACGGATTCAGTACCATTTTATACTCTCAAAAGTAATATCGTTGGCGAGGCCATGCACTGGGGAGACGTAGGGTTCTTTATTACTGGAGCTATTAAGACGTTGGAGGCTGATGGAGTTACTCTCGGGACTCGTAGTGATGTTAATAAAAGCGGTGAGCCCTATTTTTTGATGGCCTTCAAAGAAACGCCGGGAGTATTTGAACAAGGATCCTATACTGGGACCGGCATTGCTAGAACTATTTTTCTTAATGATGCCGCGCTCACTCCTGTTGTCGTTTCCTGTAAGATCAGCCGTACAACGAGTGGTAATCGAAACGTCAAGCACATCAATCTTGCTGGTAATCTAAGTTTCATACTGAGGGCTGGAGATTACAATCCTGGTACGCTAGACATCACAGAGGTAGGACAACTAGGCGAATTTAAAGTTGGCATTGGGTCATTAGCTAATCGCAGTGGATTTGCCGTCCATTATACTGCTTTTGATGCAACCGCCGCACCACCGATTGTGCCAGCGCCCGCGCCGATCCCCGTTGATAGGACGGAGACTGACATCATCAATGATGCACTCGGACAGATCGGTGCAAGGCGCATAACCTTATTGAGCTCTGGCGAGCCCAATGCCAACTTCGCACTCTGTTTCTATGCGACCTTGCGCGATGACCTGCTCCGATTGTCGCATTGGCGTTTTGCCACAGGGCGCGCTCATCTACCCCAGGATGCCACCACCCCCGCCTTCGAATTTGCCTTTCAATACACCCTTCCGGCCGACTTTATTAAGCTGCGTGAGTATAACGGTGCAAATACGGACACTACGAATCTGAGCCTGTTCGAGAGGTCGCAGATCCCTCGTTTCAAAGTAGAAGGTCGCAAACTCCTCACCAACGACGGCGAAGTGAAGATCGTTTACACAAAACGAATTACCAACCCGAACCTTTTTGACCCTATGTTTTATCAAACGCTCTCGACATGGCTGGCGTCAAAGCTGGCGGATGCGATCACGAAAGACAGGGAGAAGTCGGACTCCCTCGTCACGCAGGCCCTTGAGGTTCTCCTCCCGATGGCCGCTGCTGTCGATGGCCAGGAGGGCAGCGTGGAGCCCTATCGTTCGGACGATTTGATTATAGGAAGATAGGATGCCAAGCGAAACCGATCTTCTTAACGATGCCCTCTGTCAAATTGGCGCAAGTTTTATCGTCGCTATTGACGATGGCACGATCAATGCTATCCATTGTCAGACATTCTATCCGAAGCTGCGCGATGATCTCTTGCGCTCGGCGCACTGGCGGTTTGCCGCTGCCAGGGAGGAACTCGTCCAGGATGTTGCGAAACCCTTATTTGAGTTCGCGTTCCAGTATAGCCTCCCGGCCGATTTCCTCAAGATCCGAGAATACAACGGGGCCAGCCTCGATACGACGAACCTGGCACTTTTCGAGCGGGCAACGGTCAGACGATTCGAGATCGAGGGCCAGAAGCTAGTCACCAATGATGGAGAGGTTAAAATCGTATTTACCAAACGCATCACCGATCCGAATATCTTTGATTCCTTATTTTATCAGACATTGACCACCTGGCTCGCCTCCAAGTTGGCCAACGCTATCACCAAGGATACGGAAAGATCCGTTAATCTTCTCAAGAAGGCGATTCAAGTCCTCTTGCCCATGGCTCTCAACGTAGACGGCCAGGAGGGCAGCGTTGAACCGTATGTTGCGGACGAGTTGGTGAGAGGCAGATGATGCGCGGAGAAACCTAATTGAACGTCAAGGTTGGCATATACATAGGGAACGCGGCCGCTCGCTCGATTACCGGCATCGGCTTCAAACCAGAAGTCGTATGGCTTATCGAGAAGGAAACTAGCGGGGATGAACACGGATCTATGGGCTTCCTCACAGCCTCGGCTGCGTCCGTAGTTCTGCTCCAAAACCTTGGATCGGCACCCGCTTTTGATGCTGGTCTAATTACGATGGACTCGGATGGGTTCACGCTGACGAGTTCCGTCAAGACCAATACGCTAAATACCACCTACTTCTTCCTTTGTCTTTCCGCTGGTGCCGGAGGCGATTTCAAACAAGGCACCTACACAGGCGATGGCGCGGGAAGTAAGGTCATTAACGGACTCGGATTCAAGCCGGATTTTGTCTTTATCCGCGGCGATCAGACCGGCCTGCAGGCCCATTACGCCCTAAAGGATATGCCTGCTGGCGCGGCAAAAGAATTTGGCGGAACCGGCGTGCATCGGTTTCTTATTATCAATACCCTGGATGCTGACGGCTTTACCGTAGGCACCAGCGATGCGTCAAACAAGATCAATACGGTCTACCACTATTTTGCACTGAAGGTCCAGGCAGGCGTATGCGACGTTGGCACTTATACGGGTACGGGCACCCCACACATGGAAAGTCTTAGTGACAGCAACCTTACGCCAGATTGGATGTTGACGTCCTTTTCCTTTCTTGCCCCTTCCTTTCCGGTTATTGCCACGGTAGATACGGTCGCAACGGGCTTGAGCATTGCATGTAAAAGTACGCTGGAGACAGAAGATTTGACCAACGGCATCACGGCATTACTTACTGGGGGGTTCAATATCGGGGGCAATGCGAATGTTAATCGTAACACCTCTGCTTATTTCTACATTGTTCTTGAGAACAACAACGAAATTACTCCTCCAACTGGAGTGCCACCTCCCACCGATAGAACGGAAACGGATCTCATCAATGATGCTTTAAGCCAGATCGGCGCGAAGCGGATCACCCTCCTAAGTTCCGGCGAACCCAATGCCAACTTCGCACTCTGTTTCTATGCGACCTTGCGCGATGACCTGCTCCGATTGTCGCATTGGCGTTTTGCGACCGGGCGGGCAAATCTGCCCCAGGATGCAACGACGCCGGCGTTTGAGTTTGCGTTTCAATATACGTTGCCGGCTGATTTAATCAAACTGCGGGAATATAATGGCGCAAACACCGACAGGACGAATCTTGTCCTCTTTGAGCGGTCACAGCCTGCCCGCTTCAAAATCGAGGGCCGGAAGCTGCTATCAAACGATGGAGAGGTCCACATCGTCTATACCAAGCGGATCACCAATCCGAACAAGTTTGATCCGATGTTCTTTCAAGCCCTTGCGACGTGGCTCGCGTCGAAACTGGCCGACGCGATCACAAAAGACAGGCAGAAGTCTGATGCGCTGATGAGTCAGGCGGTTGAGATTCTGCTTCCAATGGCAGCGGCGGTGGATGGGCAAGAGGGGAGCGTGGAATCTTATATCTCTGATGAACTCCTCAGAGGCCGGTAATGCCGAAAACCAGACGTCTTTTAACTAATTTTTCTAAGGGAGAGTTGAGTCCCAGGATTGAGGGCCGCCCCGATCTGGCTGCCTATTTCGAGGGTGCAAACACCATAGAAAACTTTAGGCTCATGCGCCAGGGAGGCCTTGACAGGCGGCCAGGGACGCGGTTCGTCGCAGAAGTCAAGGATAATGCCAAGGACACGATCATCGTCCGCTTCGAGTTCAGCGTAGCCCAGGCATTTGCGATTGAATTTGGGGAGCTCTATATCCGTTTTTACAAAAATGGCGCACAGATTATGAGTGGCGGATTACCCTTTGAGATTGCCAGCCCCTATCTCGAAGCGGAGTTGAGGGATCTGCACTTCACACAGTCTGCCGATATTATTTTTATATTCCATGAAAATCACTTGCAGCGGAAGTTAAGTCGAGTCTCTGACACGAATTGGACTCTGGCGAGTTTCGACGCGAATCCTCCGCCGTCCTTTGAGTCGGATGTGGACATATCGGGAGGTGGCACGCTCACGCCGGGGGCGACCACGGGATTAGGCGTGACTTTCACGGCTTCTGTCGCCGCGTTTCTCGCTGCTGATGTTGGGCGACAGATCATCTTTGGTGCGTCCAAAGCAAATATCGTTGGCTTTACGTCCAGCACCGTCGTTACGGCTGATATTATTGATGATTTTCCAGACACGAACCCGATCCCGAGCGGAAGCTGGTTCTTGCGGCTGTCGCCACAGACGGCACTTACTCCGACGATCAAAGAACCGATAGGGGCTCAGGTAACACTCACAGCGGCCGCCAACGCTTTTTCGACTTCTGATGTGGGTAAATTTATTACGATCTTCGGCGGTCTTGTGGAGATCACACAACGAACCTCGGCCACCGTTATTGTGGGAATAATCCGCACAGTATTGGTAGACGCCGCAACCCCGATTGTCGCGGCACCCGCTGGATCATGGACCCTGGAGGTCAACTCCTGGAGCGCGGCCCGCGGATTTCCGCGCACAGGCGAGTTCCATCAGGGGCGACTCGCACAGGCGGCATCGCTGGCGGAACCGACGACGTGGTGGCTTTCGGCTTCGGACGATTTCGAGAACTATGGCGTCGGAAGCCTCGCGGACAATGCGCTGGAATATACCATTGCCGCCCCCCAGGTCAACAGGATCGAGTGGCTGGCAGACAATATCGACCTGTTTCTTGGCACAGCCGGCTCAGAGTTCCGAGCCAAAGGCCCCTCCATTGACCAGCCCATCGGCGGCGATGTGCTTCCGCTTGTCGTCAGGCAGACGACAGAAGGCTGCTCACACATCCAACCTATCGTCATCGGTAGACAGATCATCTTTGTGGATCGCAGTTTCACGCAAATCCTCCAATTAGGATTCAGCCTAGAGGCAGATACGTTCATCGCATCCGAGATCACGGATATTGCGGAACAGATCACCGGGTCAGGCATCAGGCTTGGCGGTATTGGGCAGCAAAAGCGACCGGATCCGATCATCTATTTCGTCAGGCAAGACGGTGAGCTCGTTGTCTTGACCTACTTCCTATCGCAAAAGGTCGTAGGGTTCACGCGATATGTCACCGATGGCACATTCGAGTCCGTTGCGGTACTCCCACCGCGAGGAACGACGGTTGAGGATGAAGTATGGGTGATTGTGAAGCGGACCATCAACGGAGCCACGAAACGGTATGTGGAGTTTTTCGATCATACGCCGAGCGAGTTCCTGACGAGGCCATGGGTGACACTCCAGACGGATTCTGCCTTTATCTTTGATGGGGCAGCTACGACGACGATTACCGGCCTGACCCACCTAGAGGGCGAGACAGTGGACGTGGTGGCGGATGATGCGTTTCGCGGAACGAAGGTGGTGGCATCCGGCCAGATCACGCTTGATGAGGCGGCCAGCAAAGTCGAGATTGGGCTCCATTATAACTCGAAGCTGGTAACGATGCGGCCCGCTGTCCAGGGCGAAGTGCTTGAGGGTCTCCCGCGCAGTTGGGACAAACTCTTTGTCAGGCTCCTGGAGACTATTGGCGGCACCGTGAACGGTGAACAACTCAAATATGTGCCCGATCCCCTGGACACCAAAACGCTATTTGTCGGTGACAAAGAAGTAACGGGCCTGGGGTGGGACACCGTGGGTCGGATCACGGTCGAACAGTTGCAGCCCTATCCGATGAAGCTATTGGCAGTTTTTGGCACGCTGTCGATCGGAGACACGGATTGAGTGAGCCGCTGCTCATACCGTTTCGCGCCGAACATTTGACGCGCTTTCTCAACCGCGACGGGCCGCTGGATGAGCAGTTATGGCTTCTCGTCCAGAAAGAGAACCGGGGGCCGTCATGGTCGGTGGTAGTAGACGGCGGGATCATCGCGTGCGGCGGTGTGGTTATCATTTGGCGTGGCGTAGGGGCAGCCTGGGTCATTTTCAGCGAACAGATGGGCGATCACGGCCTATGGCTTACACGCATGACAAAGCGTGTCCTCGAAGATGCCATCCGGATCTACAAATTGCATCGCCTGGAAACGATGGTCGAAACCTCCAATGAGCAATATAGGCGATGGGTCAAGGTGCTCGGTTTCACTCCCGAGAATGGAGTAGCGAGAGCCTACACGGCAGACAAAAAGGACACCACACGATTCGAGAGGATAATATGGGACCAATCCTTCCCTTAGTTGCGCTCGGGCTCGGCCTAGTTGGAACTGCGGGTCAGGTAATTTCAGAAAGGGGGGCTGCTGAATCGGAGGCACAACAAGCGGAGGCACAGGCCCGCCTGGCTGACATTGAGGCGGGCAGCATCGAGAGTGCCGCACGGGCGGAGGAGGACGCAGATCGTAGGCGCACGGCGAGGATCCTGGGCAAACAGCGGGCCGTGAGTGGCGCGGCAGGTATTGACATTACCTCCGGCAGTGCCCTGCTCCTTGAACTTGATTCCGCCAAGGAAGCCGAGTTGAGCGCATTGACGATCCGACAGAGGGGTGCAGTTGGCGTTAGGGGTAAACGACAAGAGGCCATTTTCGCTCGGCAACAAGCCGGCATCGCACGCGGACGCAAAGGCGCAGCAATCGCAAAGGGTATATTTCGGGGCGGGAGCCTTTTGACTGAGTTCGCAGGTCCACAATTCTTTAGCGGATCAGCTACCAAGAAAGCGGGGAGGATAAGATAATGACTCTCGCCGTACAAGCAGGACGTGATGATTTCATCGGCAACAGCGTTGCTGTTGATTTCACTTTCACCTTTCGGATCCTGACCAGCAGCGGTATATCCGTCTTTCTCGATGGTGTCGCACAGACGCTCGCCACACATTTTACGCTCTCGGGCGTCGGTGATGCCAGCGGAGGGACGGTCACTTTCATTACCGCACCCGGCAACAACGTGGCCGTACTGTTACTGCGAAATCAGGCCTTGGAGCAGTTGAGCAATTACCAACCGAATGAGGACCATCCCGCCGAACGTATCGAGTCGGATTTCGATGACCTCACCATGCAGGTCCAGATGCTCCAGGAGGAGGTCGGCCGCTGTATTAAACTCCCGAAGAAATCTTTGCAGAGCGATAAGGATGTAGATGATCTCGTCGCGGACAAGTTCCTCAAGGTCAAGGCGGCTGCGGCGGGTGTCCAAATGGCCGATCTGGCGGCAGCGGGCGCGATCACGATACCCGTTACGGTTGCGGAAGGAGGGACAGGTGCAACAACGGCAGCGGCGGCGCGGGACACGCTCTTGGCGGACGAGGACGCCCGAACCAATACGGTTAAGGTTGTCGCCACGAAGAAAGCCACTACCACCGGCACGCCGGCTGCTGGCATCGGCGTCGGTGACAAATGGCAGGCCGAGAGCGCAGACGAGAATCCGTCAGATTTTGGACAGATTGAGTTTGCAGCTACGGACGTTACCGCTGCTTCCGAAGATACCTATATGCAGACCTTGCTTAGAGTGGCCGGCGCTGCCCTAGTCTCCTGCTACCGATGGGCTGCAACGGGAGCCTTTAACGCGATCTTCACTCATGCCAATACCGCTGCCCGGACCTTTACGCTGCCCGACAAAGATGGCATCTTCGCCATGACCAATGATGTCACGGTCTTGCGCGGCTATCTGTCCGGCCTTGGCATGACGAATAACGCAGTCGATGCAGACCATGATATTGATTTCGCTGTGGGCGTGGCGGTTGATGATGCCTTCGCTACGCTCATGTCGCAGGTGACATCGCCCTTAATCAAACAGATCGACAACGGATGGGTGGTGGGCACTAATCAGGGCGGACTCGATACGGGCGCTGTGGCAGCAGACCTATGGTATCACACCTGGCTTATCCGCCGCTCCGATACTGGTGTGGTTGACTGTCTATTCAGCCTGTCGGCCACCGCGCCCACGCTGCCCACAAATTACGACGAGAAGCGGCGTATCGGGGCCGTCCTCACGGATGGGAGCTCTAACATCATCGCCTTCAAGCAGAATGGCGACGAGTTCAAGTGGGATGTGCCAGTTCAGGATCAAAGCGGAACCAATCCAGGCGTCGCCCCGGTGACGGAAACAGTTACAGTGCCGCTTGGCGTGGTGGTTCATGCCATCTGTGCGTTCCACGCTTCGGATCCAAGTCCAGCAGCGTCAACCTTCCTATTTGTGAGTTCGCTGGATCAAACAGCCACAGCCCCGTCAGCCGCGAACTCCCACCTACAACTCATCGGGGCTAGTGCGGCGGTGGTGGCAGTTGATTCAACTTTCGCCATCAAAACCGACATCTCGCAACAGTTCCGCACCGAATGGTCTGTCTCAGATGCAGACCTGACCTTCGAGATAGTGACCCACGGGTGGATCGACCGACGCGGGAGGGATGCCTAATGCCGCGCATCCGCCAAGTCGTTTCAGAGCAACAGCCCGGAGTGGTCCGGCTGCCGCGCAATATCCCCGTGGCCACGGCTCAGGAGCTCGGCATTGGTGCGGCCCAGGCGGTCGAGCAGTTCGGCGGCCAGTTGGGCGAAATCGCCAAGAAGGTCCAGGATACGGCAGACGAGCTCGAAGTGAGTCAACGGCGCGGGGAGTACGATGCCGCTGTTGCCGACCTTCAGGAGCAAGTGAAGCTAGAACCAGACACCTTCGAGCAGCCTGCGATATTCAAGCGCAACCTGGCCGACCTCCAGAACAATATCCTTGAAAACACCGAGCGTGCCCCCGTCGCGCAAACACTCCAAAAGTATTTCAACCTCACGGGACCGGTCGCCGTCGTTGACGTTCAGGCTACCGCCATCACGATTGCGAATGACAAACAGATTAACCTCTTGAACGAGCAGGCAGATAGCCAGAGCAAGATCGCTGCCCGGACGGAGGATCCTGACGAGCGGGGAAAGATCATGGATAGCGTTGCTGCGATTGCGACCCGGATGGCAGAGAGAGGCCAAATGAGTTTTGCGGCGGCGGGCAACTTCAAGCGAGGCTTGGCAGAGAGAGTGATCTTGGACCGTATGAAAATTCTGGCCGAGACGGATCGCCCGAAGCTGCGAGCCGAATCATCGGCCGGCCTGTATGACGCAGCCGATCCGGTCAAGCGCCTTGCGATTCTCAAAATCGCAGACGCCAACGATGTCCGAGAGGGAGTGCAAGCCAACAAAGCATTGAAAGAAGCCAGGTCCAATGAGCTCCGAGACTTTTATCGGAGGGCTAAATTGCCTGAGTCAGACGCAAATCATCTTAAACTTGACGACGTGCTGGCCTCGACAACTATAGAGTTCCGGGAGATGGATTTCTTTGACGCCATGCTCAGGAAAACAACGGACCCCAAGACGGATCGTGGAACCCTGATTAGCATTACCGATCTCCTTGATGCTCGAACCAATAACAGGGAACAAGAAATCGAGAACGCTACCAGAGCGATAGCTCTTGCCAAGGACGCCTACATAAACAAAGAGACGCTGGCGAAAACAGATACCTTGAACATCATCACGCGAGGAAACAAGATTATCGAGGGCGAAGACCCGACGAGAACCCTGTGGTTTAGGCTGGCCAAAGAGTTCCTCAAAAACAAATTTGGCTGGACAGGCGGCGAATTTGGGCAATGGCTTAATCCTGAAAAAGCCGGGCTCTACTTTGAATTATACAAAACACTTCTTGCAGAGGTAGAGGCCGAGGGCGGCCCCCGTGGGCAGGCTATCCAGGAGAGAGCAGAGGAGTTGGCGCGGCCTCACATCCTAGACATGCTGGACGAAACGCCGGCGGCGCTGGAACCGGGGGCGGGATTCCCTGACCCTACGACTTACGAACCAAATAGCGAGGGTACTGACGATGAGGGCAGGGTTTGGACCAATGGTCCAAAGGCTGATAAATGGGTACTAAAGGGACAATAAATGCCGCTTCGTATAACTAAAGGGGAACGAAAGCCTCAATTCGCCCACCTCGTAGGGCTAGAGGGCGTCTTTGCCCCCCCCCTGGAGATCCCTGCCGATGACGAGCGTACTGCCAGTTTCTATATCCTTGATCCTCAGACCGGCCGTGCGATCCCCCAACTGAGGGCTGCAGACGGCCCAGGCATCATCAGTAGGTTCAGGGAGTACCTCGGTATCACTCGGCCAAAAGCGAGGCCCATAGAGCTCGAAGCGGCCCAAAGAGGCCTTGCCGGGGAGGCTTTCGTCCGTCCCTTCGACATTCGAGCGGAGGTCGTCGGACCCGGCGCAGCGATCGAGGAGGAAGCGAGACGGGTTCTGATGCAGGGGTTCGAGGGCTTCACGGGAGGAATCCCTGCCCTTCTCAGGGGATACGATGAGAGCCCGGAGACTTTCCCTGGTGCTATTGCTGGCGGTGTCTTAGGCGTCGGCGGCTTCCTTATTGGCCCGTTCAAAGGCGCGAAGCTAATCACGGGCACGCGGTTGGCCCCGACCGCCCGAGGGATGCGCGGGATGGCGCAGATCCTCACGGAAGGTGCCGCAAACCTTGGACTTGCCTCGTCTATCGCGGCTATCGCACCGGCGCTCCTGGAAAGCGACACGCTGACGGAGCTCACCTTTGAGATCAGCGAAAGCGCGGCCATGGGGGGCCTGATCGGCCTCATATATCCCGCAATGGGCGTCATCCCCAATAAAGTGCTCCGTGTTGCCGCTACCGTGGCCGTGGTAGATAAGGTCCGGGCAGGGCCGCGCCAATGGTTCACGCTTGACGATGTGATCGTCGGGGTGAAGGACGGCACGATCTCCCCGAGAGACTTGGGCCGGGCGACCTTCGGCGTCCTCATGGACACCTACTTTGCCCTCAAGGTGCCCTCCATGCGAAAACAGCTTAAAGCCTTAGATAATATGTATATCGAGCAGATTGCAAACCTCGATGTGCAGGAGGCAGAAAACACCATCCTTGAAGTGGCGAGGCGTAGCGACCTCCAGGAGCCGAGGGAAGGCATCTATCCCGAGGATATAAACCGGGCTTACGGGTCGCCCGCGGAGTTTAGTAAAGTCACAGAGTTAGTGGGTATCGCGGCCATACGCCCAGGCGAGCCCTTGACCGACGCTCAAATATCTGTCGGCAGACAGACCGTTGCGGAGCAACTGGCGGAAAGTGCCGCCGCAACGCTGGAACAGGCAAGAATACCGACCGGCAAACTGGTCCCTACGGAGTCCGGGTTTAGGCGAATTAAAGGCTTTAAGGAAATGGCTCTCCAAATGTTTCCGGACCTCCAAGGGATGAAGGAAAGTCCCGGTAAGATGATTGAGGCCATCCGGAAGGACAAAGAAAATCGGCTCTATCTTGAGATCCTTAAACGGCTAAAACAGGGTGTCACAGAAGCCGACATTCGCTTTCTTGCTGAACAAGCCGAGCAACCGGGCGAGGAAGGGTTCGCGTTGTTTGAGAAAGCCCTTGAGGAGTTGGCAGAGGTAGAAAACATTGAGCCCGGAGTGGTCCGTCCAGCCGAGCCTCCTGCACCGCCTGCTCCTCCTGTTGTGCCTCCCAAGGTGCCGCCCCCAGAAGCCTTCCAGGACGCCAAAGCGGTCGAGGCCATGTTCAACAAGGCCGATGTGGAATTAAGTTGGCTTAGACGCAAGAGCCTGAAACAGATCCGGGATGCCCTCGTTAGGGCGACCGTTGACGTTTCCGGGCCGGCCAAAAGAAAACTGCTGGAGGCCAGCGGGGATCTTGGCAGAGAGGCCATAATCAATAAAGACCTGATGGCTGGCATGGGGGCCAAGGCCGATGCCCTGACCACGGAAGCACAGAGAATCATCGAAAAGGATCTTACCAAGGTCGAGGACAAGTTACTGGAGCGGGTTATCCAGGCGAGAAGAACCATTGCCATAGACACACATGCTGAGAGGGTTCTCAAATTTGAGAAACAGCGGCTCTTAGAACTTCCCGAGGAACAGAAGCCGGAACAGCTTGAGTTGATTCAGGATCTTGAGCAGGGAATCAAGCATCCAGATAGGCTAGGTGGTAAGAAGATGCAGAACTATCTCCTGATCGCAGAGAACAGCGAACCGGAGATGTTCGCCAAGGTCACGGAGAAATCGGATCTCTATTTTAGTGAGTTTAAGAAAATGCTCGACCTGGCCCTCAAGCATGATCTCATTACGCCCAAGTCACATGAAAACCTTGCGCGAGTTGGCGACTACTCTCCCCGCCGATTCATTCAACACATCGACCCCAACACCAATTTTCGAGGCTTGGGCGGCAAGATTATTAGTGTGCCGGACAGCGGCATCAAACGGCTCGACAAGGGCAGTACGCGAGTGATGGAGAAGAACTGGAGGTTGCTGCTGCGTGATGCCAATAGCCGCCTTCACAAGCGTATCGGAGCTCAAGAAGCCAACAAGGCGCTGTTTGCCGTCGCCACTCAGATCCCCGAGAATGAGGTGGTGAAACTACATCCGGAGGGGCCTACGCCGGCCGGCTTTCAGGAATTAAGTGTGATGATTAAAGGGCAGCGGAACCGGATGATGATGCCGGATGAGTTGGCCCGTGATTGGATTCAACAGGATTCCGCGATTAGCTCGCAAATGGCAAACTTCATCGGATGGATCTCAGGTGCAGCAATCCTCAAACCAATGGCAACGGGCATCAATCCCGAGTTTGCTCTGACCAACTTTCCCAGGGACGCTATGCACGTTTGGATGACGACCAATGAGTTCTCGCCACATTTCCCCAAATTTACCAAGCAATTCACGGAAGCCCTGGCTGCGACTCGACATGGCGCGTTTACTCGTACCGGCTGGTATGTTGACGCAATAAACGAAGGGCTCGGCATGAACTTCTTGACACATCAGGGCCTCACCAAGGGGCTCACCGGTCCATTTGCCGACGCGCAAAGATTCCTGTCTTATGCCGGAGAAACATCAGAACTGTGGGTGCGCGGGGCGGTACGACATCAGGCATTACTCAACGGCAAATCGCCGCGTGAAGCGACATGGATTGCGAGAAACTACATGGATTTCGCACAAGGTGGCTGGCTGACCAAGGGCGCGGACACCGCGATCCCTTACCTGAACGCTAGGATAGTGGCCACACGCGGTATCTTCCGTGCGGCAAAGCAGCGTCCAGGACAGACGATGTATAAGTTTGCACAGGTCGGCTCGATGGCGATGGGCCTCTATCTCGCCAATCGGTACATCAATGAGGACGCCTGGAACGCCACGAAGGCCAGGGAGAAAGTCAATAACTGGATCCTCACCATGCCAAGTTTCTTTGATTTCGAGGATGAGTTTGGAGCTACACGACATATTGCTTTTCAGGTAGCCAAGGACCAATCTCAGCGCATTGTCGCCACAGTCTTTGAGGCGATGGTTGCGAAGGCTCTCGGGGATCCGGTGGACGTGGATCAAGTGGTACAGGCGGCTCAAGACTTTATCCCGTTTATCCCAACGGACACCATGCCGCCAGCCATGACCGCTTTCTTTGGCTATATGGGGAATGTAGATTTTTGGCGTAACGAACCGGCCTGGCGGGGTACAAAAAGATCGGCCAGGCTCGAATATACCAAATACACGCACCCTGCTTTGATCGAGGTTGGCAGGATCGGCCTGAGTCCTGATCGAACGGCATTTGCGCTCAAATCACTATTCACCTACGGGAACATCTATACCTCGATGGTGGGATCAGGGACCAGGTTTATCATGGAAGCCGCTGGCAAAGCGGAGCCAAGAGACTCAACAACACGGGATTTTCTCGCCGCTCCGGGTATGCGCCGGCTGTTCCTGGTGACAGACCCGTTCGAGCCATTCCGCAAGGAGATCGAGGATGTCCGCATTAAGAGTCAGGACGAAATCGTGGAAACCCACATGGAGCTAGACAAGCTCAGCGAGAAATTCTATCGGGCAAAGAAAGCCGGCACGGAAATAGCAACGGCAAGGCGTGATGTGCGACAATTCATCCGAGCACAAGAGGATTTTAGGCAGAAGCCCTTGCTTGAACGGTTCAAATTCATGGGCCAAGTGTTCGAGCTCAAAGAAAGACGTTTTTGGCTCACCCTCCGGGCCATGCAGCCCGAGGCCAGGGCAACGGTGTTCTGGACCCGATGGAACCAGACCGCCCCCAAAGACCGACGTGAGTTCTTGGAACAAGCGAGCAAGCTGGACGGTATCGGGGGCGACAGGTTCTTTGCGATGTTGAACAAACTCAGGAAAAGAAAGATTCCTGAGTAATGGGCATCCTCTGCAAAGACCTCCGAGAAGTCGTGATCCAGCCCGCGCTCAAGAAGCTAAACCTGTGGTCGGAGTCGGCCGAGAACTTATTACTTGGAACTGCTGCCCAGGAGAGCCAGATGGGGAGGTATCTGCGGCAGATCAACGGCCCCGCTTTGGGGATTTTTCAAATGGAGCCGAGCGACCACAACGATATTTGGAGTAATTATTTAATGTACCGCGGGGAACTCATGTCGGTCATATTGAAGTTGACCGTTCCAAACATGATGAGGACGGAACAGCTTTGCTGGAACCTCAGATATGCCGCCGCGATGTGTAGGATCCATTATCTCCGTGTACCTGAACCGTTGCCTCATGCTGATGATACCGCGGGCCTTGGCTGTTACTGGAAGAACCACTACAACACGCATGAAGGGAAAGGGACGGTAGAGGAATGGGTCAAAAACTACACGGCGATGGTGGTATGAGTCCAACAAAGAGCCAGGAGGGAGGCACTTGGGGCAAGCAAACATCGTCTGGTTCGTCGTTCTTGGAATTTGTGGACTTCTGCAGACACTCATTACGGCAGGCATCTTCGGACTTTTCAGGAAGCTGCTTGATCTTGAGCACCGGCTATCAATGTTGGAAGGAATTTGTGAAGAACGGTGGCGCAGTCAACAATCCGAGCGAAAAGACACAGTGGGGTGATTAGGTGGACACCAACGATTTCAGGATGTTTGTCAGGGGTGGCATTGCGCTTATAAGTGTGGTTGCACTAATCCTGCTGACTGCCTTTGCCGTTATTGATCCGAAACTAGGTGGGGGCGCGATCATCTCCATTGCCAGTAGCGCCGTTTCTTACTATTACGCATCAAAAAAGGAGGAGCTATGAGGCGTACAGGAAGGGCCTACTTTCCTATTTGGCTTATCGCATTAGCCTTTCTGGTAAGTGGCTGCGTCAGTTCTCTAGCCGGCGCAGCGATGCTTGATCCCGAAGATGTGGGTGAAATGGTTACGCTGATGAAAGAATCTGGTATGAATGGATGCACATGGCTTCGGGGCCGTGGCAACCCACCAGCGGGTCAGGTAGAGCTAGACATGATATTCGCGTATGGGGAAATCAACTCTCTGGAGTGTCTCAAAACAATCAACGGACGGTCTGGGCAATAATGAACTGGCCTCGCGTCTTTGCTTACATCGCAGCTATTATCTTGGTCGGGGGTGGAGCGTTCGGCTTCGTCCAAGGCTGGGAATGGCTTGATGACCGACACAATCAGACTGTTGAAGTCGTCTCAATGGACGAGAAGATTCAAAGCACACAGCAGCGCCTCGACTTTATTGACCTGATCCAAGCCGTCGAAGTGGCGAACAAGATGTGCGAACTAGCGGAAAGGAATCAGGAATTGCAGCCGGAGTGCGTGAAGGCCCAGCATCAGGTCGAACAGATTAGGTTGCGGCTTCCGAAGAAGTAACAATGAGCTCGTCGCCCCCCTCCTTGGTCGTGCTGGCGCGGATGTCCCACGCCATGTGATACAAGCAATACTCTTTCGGGTCATCGCTGTCATTGAGGCGGCAGGGACGATTATCGGAGCCGCTCATACACGATCCGTTCTCCCTGATGAATTGCCATAGGTCTGTGACGGGCTGTAACGCCTCCCGCTCCGCTTGGACGGCGGCAGCCCTATCTTCACGGATGCAAGCTACCAGCGTGTCGTGTGCAATAAGACTTAATGAGGCAGACTCATCAATCTGAGCCATGCACTGATACCAACGACCAATCAAAGGCTCGTACATATTGGGATCGCTCATTGCGGGGCCTCCGCGG